AAAGGTACAGTAGCTAAGGCTGAGATTATAATAGAAAACATTGGTGATGTTGACAGTAAGATAAAGACATTGACTAAAGAGGTAGAGGATTTGTGGCAGGGTATGGACTACCTCTCAAATCCCCTTAAGTGAGGCATTTATGTTAGAGCAATTAATTGGACCTGTTACAGGACTACTTGACAAATTCATAGAGGATAAAGACAAGACAAATGCCATCGCGTTCCAGATTTCAACAATGGCTGAGAAACACGCGCAGGAACTTGCGAAAGCGCAACTTGAAGTTAATAAGACAGAGGCGGCACATAAGAGCCTATTTGTGTCAGGTTGGCGACCTGCTGTTGGTTGGACTTGTTGTATTGGACTTGCGAGTCAGTACATTCTTATCCCGATGGCAAACTTTACGCTTGCTCTTGCCAATTCTACCATTGAAATCCCTGTTTTAGACATGGCTACTATGATGCCAGTACTAATGGGTATGCTTGGTTTAGGTGCTATGAGAACTGTAGAGAAGACTAAGAAAGTACAGAGGGATAGATAATGTCATTGATGTATATACCTAATCAAGGTTTTGATTTAGAGAAACTAAATAAATCTATAGAAGAAACCCCTGCTTTACTCGAAAAACAGTTTGAAGAAAGTCAAGAAGAAGTTAATAAAGCCTATGAGGAAAAACTTGCATTCTTTGACCAGTTAGATAGTTTACGTACTGCTAATCCTACCGAGTATCAGAGTTCTTTTGATTCTTTAAATGCAGGAAGAAAAAAACATTACTTATGGCATTTGCAAAGTGAAGGTGAGTTAAGTAAAAAAGAATACAAAGACCAAGTACATAACGCTTATCGTCAAGAGTTTCAAGAAAATGCAAAGCAAGGTATATACACTGGTTACGTTCCTTATGAAGCAGACGGTAAGACTTTGTTTGTGGAGGCTAGACAGTTTGACCCTTCAGTTAATAAAACATTTAGAGGTGAAGATGATTTTGTAAGAAATTCTATTCTTCCTCACGATACTTTTTACTTTCCAGAAAAACATCAAAAACAACCAGACTTAACGGAAAAAGATTGGCTTGTGGGAATGGCTGACCCTAGCGGTAACATTCAGTATGCAAGCGATATTACATATAATCCTAATAAAACAGGTGGTTATGATACTACTGTTCAAGGTAGAGCAGAAGATATACTAGACCCTGACACAGGTTTCTTGGGAACTCTTGCTCCTCTAGTAAACATAGCAGGAGCAATAACAGGAAATCCTTTGTTAAGTGCCGCAGGTACAATAGCGGCAGGTGGTGACTTAGAAGATATAATCAAAGGTGTTGTTGTTTCTTCCATTACTCCTAATATTCTTGAAGACACCCTAGCAAACGTGGGTATTGATGCTGACTTGTTTGGACTAGACCCTAATACATTTACTGAAGGTTTAGGTAATGTACAGGAAACACTACTAGAAGGCGGTAGCGGTAAAGAAGCATTACTTAAAGAGTTTGGTGACGAAGCCTTAGATGCTATAGGTATAGACTTACCTGAGTTTGAGTTACCTGAAACAGGCGTTATAGGCGACATTAGAGACTTAGGTCGTGGGATAGATGATACTTTATTACAACCTATTAAAGAAAGCGTAGAGACTGTAACAGCACCGATAGAAGATTTGTCAACACCTTTAAAAGAAACCATAGAAACTTTAGGAGAGCCTGTAGTAGACACGATAGACGATATTATAGACGCTGTAGACAGTCCTATAGGAGATATACTAGACACAGCAGTTAGTAGCTTAGGAAGCACAGGAGGCATGATGTCAGGGGCTAGGAAACCTTCACAGGTCGAAGGAATATTTGACAAAGAGTTATTTAAATTTGACACAGAGATTAAGTCTACACAAAGAATGCTTAGTCCAACAAACACAAGAAGGTATGGATAATGACTTACTTACAACTAGTAAATAGTGTACTAAGAAGACTAAGAGAAAACGAAGTAACTACTGCTGTAGGCAGTGCTGACGGCTATACTAAACTTATCGGTGACTTTGTTAATGATGCTAAACGTATCGTAGAGGATTCGTGGGACTGGTCTTCGCTACGTAACACGTTTACTATCAACACAGTAGCTAATATATTTAGTTATAATATAAACGGTACGGGTACAGCCAGTAAGACGCTAGATGTAATTAACGATACGTCTAACTTCTTTATGCGACAAGCTACTTCTTCTTATATGAACAGTGTTTTCTTAAACTCTGAACCACCTAAAGGCGCACCTAACTACTACGCTTGGAATGGTTTTAATCCTGACGGTTATTTAACTGTAGATGTATTCCCTATTCCTGACGGTGTGTATACATTACGTTTTAACATGGTTGCTAGAACAGCACCATTTACTGCGGATGCTACAGTTCTTGGCGTACCTTCAGCACCAGTAATTCATTATGCTGTTGCTTTAGCTTCCCGTGAACGCGGTGAGACAGGTGGTACGTCAGCACAGGAACTGTTCGCTATTGCTGACGCTACATTAGCTGACGCTATAGCTATGGATGCGGCACGATTCCCATCTGAAACTACTTGGACGGTTTGCTAATGGCTCAAAAACTACAGACAATATCAATCAAGGCAACAGGTTTTAAAGGTTTAAATACAGAAGACTCTCCTGTAACTATTGACCCCTCCTTTGCAGAAAAAGCAGAAAATGCTGTTATTGATAAACATGGTAGAATTGCCTCTCGGAAAGGTACTGTCCCTGTGTCGATAAATAACTATAGTTTATTTGACAATAAACCAGTCAAGGCTTTATTTGAGTTTGTAAATTACGATGGTGTAAAAACTGTAGTATCAGCGGGTAATAATAAAATAGTAACAGGTAAAGATACTTTAGTTGATAAAACACCCGCAGGTGTTACTATTACGGATGACAACTGGAAAATAGTTAGTTTAGCAAACAAGTGTTATATGTTCCAACGTGAACACGAACCAGTTCTTATGACTCTTGGCGCAGGAAGTGCTATTACTGTAGAAAAACTAGACGGTAGTTCACATTCTAACGGAACACCTCCACAGGCTAATGAAGTCATAGCGGCATACGGTAAACTATGGGCGGCTGATGTAGCAGGTAACAAGCGTACAATATACTGGTCTGACACACTGTTAGGTGGTCATTGGTCGGGAGGCTCTTCAGGTTCTTTAGACCTTACTACTGTATTTCCTAACGGTTACGATGAGATTGTAGCTTTGTCAGCGCACAACGGCTTTTTAGTTATATTCTGTCGTGACTCTATTATTATATATGAAGGAGCAGAAACTCCTAATGATGTTGCTTTTAAACTACATGACATTATTGAAGGTATTGGTTGTATTGAAAGAGACTCTGTACAAAACATAGGTACTGATGTGTTGTTCTTGTCTAACGAGGGTGTACGTAGCTTAGGCAGGACAATACAAGAAAAGTCAAGTCCTGTTGGCAACATTAGTAAGAACGTACGTACAGACTTAATGGAAGCCGTTAGAAACCACAGAGGCAATCTTAAAAGCATATACAACCCACAAGATGCTTTTTACTTGTTGTCTTTTCCTGAAGATAATATTTTATATTGTTTTGATTTAAGAAACTTATTAGAAGACGGGTCAGCTAAAACAACTACGTGGACTACTGTAACACCTTACAGCATGGCTGTGTTTTCTGACGATGTTCTTTACTTCGGACTAAGCACAACTACAACAGATGGTTCAGGAATATTTAAGTATTCAGGATATAGAGATATTGTTGACTTTGCAACTGGCGAGAGTATTCTTATTTTTAAATACGAAAGCACAGGAATGGATTTTGGTATTTCTTATAACTTAAAGTTTCTTAAAAAGTTTGAAGCTACTATTGTTGGAAATGCAGGAGAACAGTCAGCGCTTACTTGGTACTGGGACTATGATAAAAACTCTCTTAAAAATAGTTCTTATTTTCCAGAAGCAACAGAAGTAAACGCGGGAGAATATGATGTTTCAGAATATGGTAATAGTTCTACAACAAAAACAGTACCCTTTACTATAAACAATCAGGCAAAAAATGATGGTAGTTCTACAACTCCTTACTTAGGAGAGTTTACGTCAGCACCTAGTGCAAGTACGTTAAACTCTATGTACTATAACTTAACAAGTAATAAACTTTTTTATTCAAACGGTTCTGCTTGGATTGAAGCAACAGCATCAAATACTTCTTTTGTTTCAGCAGAATACACAACAGGGATATACGTACAAACACCCTCAATAAACGCTTCGGGTAGTGGTAAAGTTTTACAAGTAGGTATATCTGCTCTTATACAAGGCAAGCCTTACGCAATACAAAATATTGACATATCAGTTTTACTAGGGAGAACACAATAAATGTCCAATTATTCAAAAACAACTAACTTTGGTGCTAAAAACTCGCTAGTTGCTGGTACTGCTGATAAAAAACTAGATGGTTCTGAGTTTGAGGTAGAGTTCGACGCTATTCAAACAGCAGTAGCTACTAAAGCAGACTTAATTAGTCCTGCTTTTACAGGTACAGCAACAGCACAGTCATTAACAGTTTCAGGAACAACAACACTAGCAGGTACTTTAGCGGGTACTTTTACTATTGACGGAGGTACGTTCTAATGGGTGCATTTGAAGATTTCCTCAATGCGTATGCAGGATATGAAATGGGGCAACAAGGTATCCAAGGTGCTAGAGACACAGGACAGCGTGGTTTTGACATGGCTACGGGTCTTGCTACAGATATAGAAGGTAAAGCAGAGTTTAAACCTTTTACTGTAGCATCTACCACAGGCGGTCGGGCGGTAACTGACCCCACAGGTGGCTTTACAATGTCACTTAGTCCCGAAGAACAAGCACTACAGTCACAGCTATTTGGTGGCGCAGGGAGTATGTTTGGTCAAGCAGTAACTGACCCTAGACAAGCACAAGCCGCTTTGTATGAGGACATAAGAGCCGTACAGCGTCCTGAGGAAGAACGTAAGCGTTTAGCCTTAGAAGAACGTATGTTGTCTCAAGGACGTACGGGTTTACAGTCAGCGGCATACGGTGGTTCTTCTCCTGAGTTATTAGCACAAGCACAAGCAGAACAAGAAGCTATGCTTAAAGCTAACTTAGGTGCTAGAGAACAAATAATGGGAGAGCAGAAGCAAGCCTTTGATATTGGTACTGGTTTGTTTGGTGATGCTTACAGACCTCAAAATCAACTGTTAGATGTATTAGGCGCAGGTCGTGATGTAGCAACTATCCCTGCCAACCTACAAGGAAATATGTTAGGTCTTGTTTCTGGATTAGGTCAGTCAGGAATTGAGTCATTAATACAAGGTGAAGACTTAGCTAACCGTTTACAGTTACAACAAATGCAGTCATTATCTGATTCTTTATTTGGTAGACAGCCTACACTGCAAGAGCAAATCTTAGGTAAGAAATATGGCGTAGACACTAGTGGTGGTAGTTCTTTATTAGACACTTTAGGTGGTTTATTTGGTGGTTTGTTCAACAGTAACGAAGAAGAAGACGTAGATATTGGTAAAATACTACAAGACGCTTTAGATGCTAAGGGAGGACAACAATAATGGCTAACAGAGATATAGCAGGATTACTTACAGGCATTTCTAGTCAAGGCATTGACCCTTTGGCTACATTGACTCCTGAGCAACAAAGACTACAAATGGGCGCACAAGCGGCACAACGTATGGGCGGTGGTTTACGTGGTGCTTTAGGTTTAGGTCCTACAACACAACAAAAGATAGCTACGGGTGCGGCTGACAAACAAAAGGCACAGCAAAAAGCCTTCTCTACATACTTGTCAGCTAACTATCCTAACTCAGGTTTAGACGTATTAGCAACTGAAGGTGTAGTTACCCCTGCAAACTTTAAGGACTTCCTAGCGGAAAAGCAAGGGGCTAATTTAAGACAGGGCAAAAGATATACTGTTAGAGATGAAGAGGGCAATATGTTTGCCGCTTCTACTACCTTTAGTAACGTAACTGGTGCTTTTGATACTGTTTATACTCCTTTAGGTACTACAACGACTGACTCGCCTGTTGGAGACATAGATATAATTACTGAAGCAGGAGTTAGTTTTGCAGAAAAAGAAGAAGCTAAGATAGAAAGTGCCAAGCAAATTAATAACGACAGAAAGTTTGGTGAGGCGCAGTTAAAGGCTTTACAAGCTAAAGGCGAAGTAGATGGAAATCTTATTGGTCTTCAAGAAAGTTTAGAACTTGTAGACTCGGTAAGACAAGGTGGTCCGATAGCTAACATAACATTAAGCGTACAAAAGTTTTTAGGCACTACTCCTGCTGACAAAGCAGAGTTAGAGTTTAGACTAGCAAGTAGAATGTTAAGTAACCTTAAGTCTACCTTTGGTGGTGTTATATCTGAGGGCGAAAGAACTTACTTAGAAAGCATTAGTGCTAGCATCAAAAAGGGTAGCGAAGCTAACAGAGCAATTCTTACAACATTGTCAGAAATAGCACAAAGGGCTAAAGTAAGAAATGACTTACTGTTGAGTGCAAACAACTTTGACGAATACAAACAAACAATAATGGGTTATGGTTTCAAAGACCCCGTTGTTGGCGAAGATGAAGATGACCGCAAAGTAATTCGTTTCGAGGATTTAGACTAATGACTCAAAGACAAACAGTAATACTTCCCAACGGTCAGCAGATTGATGCGCCTGTTGGTGTGTCTCAGGCAGAAATAAAAGATAAAGCAATTAGAAGCGGTTTAATCAGCGCAGATGAATTTAAAACACAACCTGCTCCTGTTGTAGAACAAGAA